CTATATTTTGTTGATTGCATTCACTAATTCTTTTGGGTTAATGTGGGTGTAAACCTTTTCGGTCAAGTCCATTTTCGACTTGTGACCGACTATTTTTTTGATGATTGTGTGGTTCACATTTGCCGATACAAGCATTGAAATGCAGGTATGTCTTGTTTCGTGTATGGTGTGGTCTAAACCTAAATCGTTTTGCAGAGGTGTCCAGTGGTTGCGTTTAAAGTTATCGTATTTCAGCGGCTTGCCATTGGTGTTATTCAGAACATATCCACATTGAGAATCGCAGATGAATTTCTGCCAAAACGGCAGTACTTTATCTGCTATAGGCACGGTTCGTACACCTGAATCGGTCTTTGAACTTTCAACAAAGAAAGTCTGTTCGTCAAGGTTTACATTTGAAATTTTCAGATTGAGAAGTTCAGACACACGCACTCCCGAATAAATCAGCATAAGCACTATTTTTACCGAATCAAGATTTGAATATTCCCACAAAAGATTTATTTCGCTTTCCGAAAACTCCCTGCGTGCTCGTTTTGTTTCATCTGACTTTGCATTGATTTTCAATTTTTCTGCAAGATTGTTATGGAGCATATCGTGAAATATGCAGTATTCGTAGATTTTGTTCAACAGAATTTTAATTCGCCTAACCGATTGATAACCGTTGTTGCAGTTGTCGAGAACTCGTTGCATATCAATGATTTTTATATCGGACATCTTGCGATTGTATAACATTGAGCATTGTTTGTATGCCGCATTATACTGTCTTTTGGTGTTCGGATTTGTGTCTTCGGTGATGAACTCCTTGTACCAAAGTTCATAAATTTCTGAAAAAGTGCGTCTTGCCGAATCAACATCAAACGGGTTTTGATTGTAATCAGCAAGAGCGTTCAGAGCTTTCGGCTTGTTGGGAAAGTAGCCTATAACTCTGCGTTCCTGATTGCGTGTTTCTTTGTTGTATCCTATTGTCACGCAGGCAACCCACGGATTGCGCCTGTTTCCGCTCAGCTTATAAACAGAGCCGTAGCCGTTAGGCAGTTTCATTTTATACACTCCTTTTGCTTAAAAAAGGGTGCAAAAATCCCCTGATATTCAAAACTTGAAAAATTCAGGGGAGTGTGATACAATATTATTGCTTTTAGTAGTATCACTGCACCCTGTGTGGTGGTTTCCGCTCCGACTTGCGCCAACAGGTCAGGGCGGTTTTTTTTATTTATTTATCTCTTCCATTATTGTATCTATTTTATCTATGTCGAGACTGTAGCAACGGATATTGCCTAAAGTTTTTTTGATTATTAAACCGTAATCGGACAGGGTGTTTAACCTGTTTGTAACTGTACTTCTGCTTAATTTCATAACATCCATTAGTTCCTTTGTGCTTATTCCGCTTTCGGAAAACAAACTTGCCTGAATAAGCAAAAAATACAGATCACTATATTTTTCGTCGGCGCCTTTAGGCAGAAAGATAATGCACTTTCCGTAATGTGTCAGTTGCTCTAATCTTTTCTCCAAAGCGTACACCAACTTGTGCAACGAATCATCAATAATATCGGTAAACATAATTATAAAAGGAGTTAAATCTCCCTTGTTTTTCGGGTCATTACACACCTTGAATGCCTTGTAGTAATCGTTTATGTTCTCTTTAATAGAATAAGACATTCTGTAACCGATAATTGATTCAAATTCTTTTGACAACAAGTAACTGCTGATGAAACGGGATGTTCTTCCGTTGCCGTCATAGAAAGGATGAATGTAACCAAAGAGGTAATGAAAAATTGATATTCTGAAAACACACTCAATGCTTTTGTCATTAAATATTGCCAACGCTTTATTCATACACTCTATAATTTTTTCTTCGGGATTAACTCCTCTGTGAAGTTCTTTTTGCGTTGCACTGAGGACGCTTGTTGAATCTTTTCTGAAGATTTTACCGTCAGGCAAATCAGACGGGTTATCTTCTTCGATTTCAAAATATACTAAATCATTGTACAGGTTGCGGATATCTTCGCAGGTGTCAAAGGACATAGTTTCATTTTTTTGCAACATAAGATATTTTTGCACAAGCCCCATAAAACGCTTCCCATGGCTCTTTGTTTCCAGTTCTGACAAGACACTGTTAATTTCTCTTCTTGAGCTGTAAACACCTTCAATATCATTTGTCTTTACAATTTCATCAACCAAACATCTGATAGCGAAATGGTCAATTGCTTTTTCGGGTAATGAATCCCTTAAAGCTTTGATTTGCTTATCGGTTTTATAAATGTCACGAATTTTCGTTATAAATTCGGGTATCATCACAAAAAAAGCAGGGTTATCGTGTATCAGAAAATCTAAGTGTACTGCGTATTCGCTTTTATACCTTTCGTTGTAAATTTTTTCATAATTTTCTTTGTCAGAATAAAACAGCTTATCTAAAGATTTATACCCCAAATGTATCACCTCTCCAATAAGTATTATATGCCGTAATTTAACAATTATACGCATATATCAGAAAAGCAATTCGTAAAAATAGGCTGTTTTTACGAATTGAATATAATTATACACCGACAAATTCACAAAATCAATATATTTTTACAAATTTAACTGTTACAGTAAAACAGCTTTTCTCACTGTAACGATTTACTGACTTCTTTTACAAGACCGAGAATTTGAACACGGGTGACGTCGTTATTTTTGAACACTCGTGGGGGATAGTAGGGGTTGACTGAATGCAACTCAACGGTGTTATCGTTGTAAAGGACCTTTTTAACAACAGCCTCTTCATCGTCAACGAGGACTGCGGCAATCTGACCGCTGTCAACGGAGGTTTGCTTTTTAATAAGAATTTTACTGCCGTCATCAATCAGAGGGCTCATAGAATCGCCGTGAACATTTATCCATATATATTTATCCTGTTCTGAGGGGCAAGTGATGTATGTAGGCATATAGTCAACAGGCACATCCTGAGCTATCACTCCGAACCCTGCCGAAATGCTGTCATATACAGGTCGCATAAATACATTTGTTTGTGGAAGTGGAATTGCTTGTTCTTCTTCTTCTTTAAATTCACCAGTAATAAAAGAAACAGGGTTCATTTTTAAGACTTTGGCTAATAAAGCTATTTTATCTCTTCTCATATTAGATATATAACCGTCTTCCCATTTTTTGACGGTACTCTTGCCGACACCAACTGCTTGCCCTACCTGTTCAAGAGTTAGTTTTAATTCAGTTCTTCTTTGGTTAATCATTTTTCCTATATCCATTTTTGTCTCTCCTTATAAGAGGTCTGTAACTATATTTTAACACAAAGTTTCAAAAAAGCAACTACTAAACCGAAAAAATACAAAAAAGTTTCCTAAAGTGGTTGACAAAGGACTGAAAGCAGTATATAATTTAAGTGTCCTAAAGGAAACGAGGTGATAGAAAGTGAATACAAGTGATCTTAAAGCTGAAATTGCAAGAAACAATTTTACAATTCCAAAACTTGCTGAAAAAATGGGAATTGATAAAAAGACACTTTATACAAGGATAAATGGTGTCACTTGTTTCAAGCAGGAAGAAATCGCACAGCTTGCAAAAATTCTCGGACTTAATTCAGATAAGATTATGTCTATTTTTTTTGCTGATGTAGTTTCTTAAAGGAAACTGCAATCCAACCAAAACTAAGGGGGTGAGAAAATGGGATTTTTTAATAATTTATTCAACATAGAAAAAGCACCAACAGTCACCAAAACTGTCAGTGCACCTTATGTTCCGCCTTATCCTTTAGAAAAAGATTTTTATACTTTTGATAAGGTAGAGTGGAGCGGAGCGTTACCACCTCATTCAATGACACTTTCTTTTGTACTTCCTTATTCCGATTGGTGCGAATTTGAAAAGTCAGACCTTTATCGAGATTTGGAGAATTATCTTCAGGAATTACAAAAACGAGGTAACCCGAATGAGAATGTAGGCACTCAAGATTGATAGGCAGATGTTCATTGTATGTCGGAACATACTCATCAACACCTTTTGCCTTGTGATGATAAGAATTAACTTCGTGGGTGTTGTAATCTTCGGTGTACTCTATGCCGTTCAGAACTAATTGAATGTCGGTAACAGAAATAGGCAGTTGCGATTTATTGTTAAGTTTATAATGAATGAAAAGTCTTTTCTTTCCCTGCACGCCTAATTTGTATGCGTATTCAAGCATTGTGATTTCCAAATTCACTTTGTGCGAAACAAAATAGTTAATCAGGTTTATTAAAGATATTAAAAAGCCTGCAATGCCTAAAATACCACTAATTATTACCCACATATAATCAGCTCCTTTGCTCGATTATAACATTCGCAAAAAATATTTGCAACACAATCAATAATACCACAACCGCAGTCCCATTAAACGGACTTTGCTTAAAAGAGGTGAAGAAATGAAAAATAAAATGATAGGCAACTATTCAAATGAAGGAGTGCTTAATATATCGGCTACAAATTTGCAGGAGTTTGAAAGCCTTATAAAAAAGGCAAAAAAACAAGCTGACGAATTGCAGGATACAATCAATCAGCTTGAATTCTTCAATTTTAGTTTTAAGTTCTCAACAGATAAGGATAATTAGTTACCTTCTATCATTCTTTCTGCATTGACAGCGGATATATCAGAATCTATGAAAGAAACAATAGCGTTTATAAATTCGACTAAGTTATCAATATTATAATCTTTGAATTTTCTTTCGTAATGTGTTTCATCATTACCAAGCCAAGCAGAGGCTACTGCTAATTTTTTGATTCTGTTGTTATCAATGTAATCATTGATACATCTTGATAATGGTGCTTTAACGATATTATCTTTATTGTTCGGCTGTAACATTATTGCGTAATCCTTTACTAAGAACTCTAAGGCTTTTCTGTAAGCCATACCTGAAATATCTTTTAATTCGTACTGTTCGGAAGCATAAGCCTGATTGTAAATGTTACAAAAATCAGGGGATAAGTCTTTTATGTGTTTAGGAAACTCTCGTTCTTCTACTCTAGAAATAGGTTCGAAGCCCATAAGTTCAGTTAAACCGTGATAAGGACCTATATGATAATTACCTAAAAAGGTCTTTTCACAATTGTGACAGAAGAAATGAACGAAAAGATTTGGATAAGTATGTTCATCGTCAATATAGTAGGAGCTTAAATACGAGGGGTCGCCAGATTTGTGACACATAGGACAGACTGACGGATATTCGATTTCAAGATTTTTCTTACTAAAGTTATCGTTCAATGATTCGCAGTTATAAATTGCCTTTTTGATAAGCAAAGACCCCTTTCATTATATAGTGTAATGAATTGCCGTTCATCACTACATATAGTATATCATAGAAAGTTGGTGAAATCAATGCACATCAATGAATTTGCTGAAATATTGCTCAAAAGCAGAAAACAGAAAGGCTTTTCGCAAAGTGAGCTTGCTAAGAAATCGGGCTTTACTAAAAGAGCTATTCAGTATTGGGAAAAAGGCAAAAAGAGCATATCTCTTGAAAATGCCGACAGGCTCTTAACGGCTTTGGGTGTAGAAATCAAGATAGGTAAAACAGAAAGCAGGTGAGAAAATGGCAAAACTTAAACTTATTGACACAAAGGACAAGTTCCTTCTTGAAATTGACGGAACAGAAATTCCGTATGTTACAAGCTATCAGATAACACGAACGGTCAGCGAGGTTGTACTGCTCAAACTGGCTCTCAGCGTAGCTGATGTTGAATCAGTCGAAATCGTTTCAGACAAAATTACCAACGAAAATTAAGGAGGTGTACATATGGACACAGTTCAGATGAACAAAAAAATCAAAGAAATTATGGATAGCAGTGATGTCTATTTGCTTTCTGAGGATGCCGCAAAGGCTATTGGAGTTGCTCCGCAAAACTTGCGTGAACAGGCAAAGGACGAACCCGAAAAATTGGGATTCAATGTAATTGTAGTCGGCACATCTATCCGTATTCCGAGAATACCGTTTCTCAATTATATTCTCGGTTCAAACCCAATGAAAGGAACGACACAAAATGGCATTTAAAGATTTACTTACACGCAGAAAACTGCTTAAGGAGAATGAGAGCCTCAGAGCAGAGAACAGACATCTCAGCATTGAGCTGAGAAACGCAAGGGCAGACCTCGCCCTTGAACTGGTGACATCAAGCGGTTATCGCAACGAAAACCGTACACTTCGCAATAAGCTCAAAGCCTATGAATCATCAGAACCCGAAACAATCGGCTTTGAATGTGTGGGGGTGAAGAAATGAAAGAAAATGTTTTTGAACGAATGGAAAGAATTGACGGACAGAGAAAAATCTCTGATTTCATTGTTAAGCAAAAACAGGATTATGAATTTAAAGTTAAGTATGCAACTATCAGAGCGAGAGAATTTGCCGAAGAATGCGATAGACGAGAATTAAACTATCACGTTTCGGTCGGCGGTCTTGATAGCATTACATTATTTATCTTTTTAAAGTCGATTGGAATCCGTGCCCCGGGAATCAGCGTTTCTTACCTTGAAGATTCAAGCATACAAAAAATACATAAAGAG